ATAGCATTGGGTTTATCAATAAAAACTTCTTTGGTTGTAGGATCAAATATCTTAATATGTCCTTTAATAGACACCATTCCTTGATCTTTTGATTGATTGTTAAGTTGAGGGATCATTTTGTTATTTTCCATATTGATATTTATGTTATGTTATAAACCATAAAAGTAATTGTCTGGCAAAGCCGCAGGAGCTTGTTGTAAGAATAAAGCTATTGTTGTTGTACTATCCAATAAACTCAATGTTTTATTACTATCTGTAGGATTAATTGTATTCCAAATTGCAGATGCTGGATAATCTTTTCTAACCATTGTAATTTGTAAATTAGGCTGAATACTTATTGTGTTAGTATTCAAGGTCAATACCTGAGTTGAATTAGTCAAAGTGATTGAATATTCTTGAGGCAGGTATTTTAATCCAGAATAAACATAGCCAATAGTCGACGGTGCCTGTGTTCTAGAACCAGTATATGTCCATACTTGATTATTTGATGTAACAATGTAAGAATCACCTACATTAGCAATAGAAGGTAATAAACTTATAGAACTGGTAGAGCCTAAAATACTAGAAGGATCAATGCTATTGTAAGTTGCGGTAGTTTCATGTCGATAACTATCTGCTTTCCTTAATAATCTTCCACCATAATAAACATCAAGTTGGTCAATTAATGAAGTAGCAGTGGACAATTCTATACCGTCACAGCGAACAACTGTTGAAGTATTAGGATAAGTTCTTGTAACATTAGTCTTAACTATATTAAATTTATTGGTCAATGTATTAGTAAAGGTATTTTGAATTTGTACCTGTTCAGAAAAAGGAATTATTTGTTCTACACCTTGGTCAATAACTTTAGTTCCAACTTCTAAATAAGCCCTGGGGCTTGTTCCTAATGTACCTCGGCGCAATTGTGAAATAACATTGTTTTCAAGTTTAAAAAATTCTATTCGTTCACGATCAATAAGAATTACACCAGGAATATTTTCATCAACTTGTGGAGCTGTAAGAACAGAAACATCTGCAACATGAATTTTAGTATCAGTCAATGTTAGCGGTTGTGTTAGATAGGTTGAATATTTTTGACTTAATCTTGTAAACGAAGTGTTACCTAGTATGTCATTGAATATACGGTATCCTAAAACTTCACTACTAAAGTTCTGACTAGCAAAACTTATAACTTCAACAATATCTGTACTGTTTAAATTCCATTTATCATTTAATTGGATGGTTACATTATCATTTAATAAAATATAGTCAACTCCATTGACCAACGGATAACTGTATACCTGTCCATTATCATATTGAAATACAGTAATGAACATATAATTGTCGTTAAAAATTGGTCGACTTATAGAATATCTTCTATTAGAAACTCCAACAAATTTTTGTGTTTCAACTAACATGCCGTCTGCATCAGTGTATGTTATAACTTTAATTGTAGCCGAAGCAATTGTATTAACACCAACTCCATCAGATTCGGGTGTTAGATATAATTTATTACCAAGTATTCTATATTGATATGTATAAGGCGGATGCCCAGTAAAATCAAGAGTTTGACTTGTTCCTGCAACATATGGAGCATAAGCTTCGATAGCAATAGCATCGTTGAAAATCAACGATGCACTAATAGTAATAGTTGTTCCGTTAACATTATAATCAAACCCAGGTCTTAGAGCTTTCCCGTTTAGATAAACATAAACTGTGGTATTATCTAGATAACTTATTGGGTTAAACAATAAGCCAGCAATTGAAGTTATATTAAAATTATATGTAGTTTGTGAAGGATTAGACACAGAATAATAAGTAGCATCCGGAGGCATTAATCTTCTTGTGCCATAAGAATCTGTAATTTCAATAATAGCCTGCTGACTTACAGGTTCTATAACTCCCGGAGGATACTGCAATATAATAGGTTGAGTAATATCAAAATTATTCAAAGAAATTAATTGTTCGTTGATTACATTAAAATAGTTTTGAGAAATAGTAAAGAACCATGCTTGAACGGTATTTGTTAGTGTAGGATCAAGATTATAAACTGTTACAGCGGCTCTATTACTGTTAGGCCCAGCAGGAGTTAACTGAAATCCAAAATTATTAATAGGGTCAGTAGTCGGAGGACAAACATATCCATTTACAGTTACAAAAGCATCTTTGATATCACTGAATGATGCTAATCCTTGTGCTACAGCAGTAGTTGTATTAGATACTGAGATAATACCTTTATCAATAACTCCTACGGTTACTCCATTAGGATCTCCGCCACCTACTTCTATAATTGAGTATCCTAAATATCCACTATTAGTTTGTGGGGGAAGAATTAATAAAGAATCTGCCCAGTCTATAGTATATTGATTATTTGAAGTAAAACTACTGGTATTAGCTACATAAATTAATTCTATATTATTGTAAGATATTAAAATATTGTCAATTGTTGTAGGCAAAGTTGATAATGAAAAACTTTGATTAGTTGTTGTTGACAAAACATATGTATTATTGTTAATTACTACCGGAGATCCAAATTTGTTTTTTGTATAAACACTAATTCCCAAAGCATCCATAGTATACCCCGGTACTACTTCCTCGGGAGCATAACTAGAGTAAGGAGTAACAAATCCATATTCGCCATCAATCACTATATCCGAAGTAGAAGTTCCCAGTGCCGTGGTTGATATACCGCCGGTCCATGTACCGCCATCAATATAGCTGTCAGGATACCATCCACCAAATGTTGCAGTAAATCCACTGCCTTCATATTGCCCACCAATAGTCGATCCTGGATATTCAATGCCATACATTAATTGTGCAAGATCTAGCCCCGGCATTCCCGGTGTAGGACTATAGAAATTTAATATCCTTTCAACTGCATTTAATAATTCAGTACTCTTTTGGTAGGTAACTGTTACTGTTTGCTCTATAGTAGGGGTATAATTTAAAAATATTAATGTACTAGTATCTTTTGTAGATACAATAGTATAATCTTCACCCAATATTGCCCCGGTATTAGTTCCAGTACCAGAAAGTCTTACAGTAATTAAAGTTTTATTAGGCTGTGCTAACCAATTTAAAGTAAAATGGGTAGTTACTCCGTCACAGATAAAAGTATCAACCGCCGTTAAATCACCTATTTCGTTGTATTTAGAAATTCTGTCAAATTTAATTGTGGTATCAATTTTTCTATCAGTATCAGTTAGATAAGTATTTGTTGGTTCTATGTTAGCGTATTCAGTAATAAAATTTCTTATCTGTGTATGATAAGGTTTAACTTCGTTAATATACTGTTCATAAAAAATACTATCTTGTAATTTATATACTGGAGGTTGCCCTAATTGACCTGCTTGATTAACTACATTTATAAATGAGGTTTTAAACGCCCAATCTAATAATTTTTGTTCTGACACTGCGTATCTAACTGCTATAAAAAATAGTAGATTCCAGTTAACTTTTAATTCACCAATAAATATATTTTCTTTTAATGCAGTTAAAATATATTTTAATTCAACATCAGGAGTTTGATCCCATAGTGTTTGGTCATATGATTTATTGTAATCAAACCCATAGTTACTATTAACTCTATCCCATAGATTATCTGACAATTTAATAGTACCATTTTGTACATATACAAGATTAAATCCCTGTCCGTATGTTCCCTGATCACTGGGGTTTATTGATTCTACAACAATATAATTTCCATTTCCGCTATTATTAATTTTAATATACTGTCCTGGAACAATTGTTAATTCACCCAACTCATAGGGACTACCTATAATTGACGAATATATTTTGTAGGGGTCATAATCACTACTAACCCAATCTATATAATTCCAATATAGAGTAGTATTATAACTTTGTGTACGAGACCGGACCCATTTTTTGTTAGAATATTCATAGGTATATTGAGTCCACCCACCATTGTATGTACTATCACTTGTTACAATTATTGATTGTGGCCGAGAAGTAATGTTAAAATTATCGGTATATCCTGTACCACCATTTAATATAGTTGCAGATATTATACTACCATTAATATCAACTATGGTGTATATGTTAACTCCGCTACCAGATCCCGAAGAAGTAAATGTTGGACCTTGGTATCCAATTTGTAAACCTGTATTATCATAGGCTGGATTTAAAATTCCATATCCAAATCCAGCACTTACTATATTAGTAGCGGTAACTTGGCCATTGGTATTGACGATACATCTGATTACGGCCTGTTGAAATATTGTAGTATCTATATAATCTAATTCATTATTGTCTTCAATAATTTTATCATATATTCCTAGATATTGATCTGGAATAGATTCTTGAGAATTAAGATTAATAAAATCATAATTGCCTGCAATAAGTTTATCAACTAGTACATTATTAGTAAATTCAACAATATTTTGAATAGCTGTTAATCTATCTTTGAACAATGTTTGACGAGGTCTAACTCCTACTCCATATCGTGTTCGTACACTCAAAGAAGGGTCTGGTACAGGATTTCCTAGACTATCATGCCCTAATAAACTATCAATTAATTTCTTTTCAAGCAATGCGTTAGGATTACTGGTTCCATTATTTTCTTGTAAGATTAACCATTCAGTATGTTTTGGAATAGGATTATTCATTGATGCTGAAACTCTATCCTGTCCAACATTAAGACTAATATTTTTACCTACTAATAATGGACCAACATTACTCAATGCAATTGCATTAGGGGCAATAAATGCCGCAAATTCTAAACCATAGGCAGTAGGATCAGCAATTATACTAGAAACTTCATAACTACTCTTTCTACGATTCTTAGCATTAGGTACAATTATTGAATTTTTAACCCAGTAATAATAAACATTACTGTAAGAATTAGTTATGTTGTCATAGACTTGTTTAACACTGACAATACTATTGTCAGGATATTTAGGCTGGCCACTAATACCCAAAGTTAACCCTCGTGTGGTATCTGCCTGGGTGCTCCACTCGCTCGGTAATAAAGTTGATCCAACCCATTCGTATACATCAATAGTTGCTCCGGGGAATAGCTTACCCCAGTTATTTTTACGATATTCAAGATCCCCCTGTTCATACCATATATATTTTGAGGTACTAAGATCCCACCATAATTCACCTACATGGCTATCTAGCCAATTAGTCTCAGTATCTACATTTACTCCGGCAAGCCCTAAAGAATATATTGCAGGATCACTGATTAATTTATAAGTTAATTCTTGTTCAGCAATACCTGCTACTTTGCCCTTTAATGGATCAATAATATCTAAGTACTGTAAAATATCTTCATAGTATGTGTCAATTAAAGATATCTTTTCTATAGTGTTAGGGACAACTAAATCTTCAAAATTTCTAATTTTACTTAAACTATTAGTTGTTAAATCTATTTGCGTAAACTGATATAGATTGCCAAGTATACTGCTGTTATCAATTGCTGGGGCACCAACAAAAACTAATCCGTTATCAATTACAATACTTGCACCAAAATCAGTACCTGCAACTGTTGCAATGGATGAAGTGGTCAACTCCTGACTTAACACAAATTTTTGATCTGTTTTTTGGTACAAATACACAGCACCAGATTTTGTTTCTGTTCCTATAAAGTTAGTAACACCCGAATCAAATGTAGTAGCATCTAGATCAAATGTAGTTGGAAATACTGCATTAGTTCCTAGTGCAGAAATTACCAAAGTATTTGATGAAGTGTTTATATCAACGGCTGAGCCAAAATTCATTGTAGAACCAATTACAGGATTTTCTATAATTTGATTTAATACAAATAAATTATTGACAAGATTATAAATTGCAATTGATCCGACAGATTTATCAGAATTACCAGTATATGGGGCAGATATTACTAGATGCTTACCCGATGAAGACATCATCATTGTTTGACCAAATCTATCTCCAATGTTAAATGGAGATTGTATAGTTTGAGTACAATTTAAATATTCATCAAAAATAGAAACAACACCAGTATTGCTTCTATATCCCGGGGCACTGATTGCAATATAAGAAGCATCATCTGCTCCAGTTATAGAATATCCCCATTGGCTTCCGGGAGTGTAAATTAAAGTGTTATTAGTAACGGTATTTGCTGTAGAAACACTTATTGTATTTTTAACCACAGTTGCGGTATAGGCCCAGACACGCCCACTTTTAATACTTGTTCCCGGAGCACCAATTAAAACTAATTTGGTTTTAGCATTTCTTTGAACCCATATAGATGTTCCAAACAATCCAGTCGTAGGTGTTGGATTTGTAATATATGTGCTAAATCCTTCTTCTAAAGCAGAGGTATTGATACTGCTGACTTTAACAACTCCTGCTCCACTAGATGCATTAGGTGCTGAAGCAAATATTAATCCGTATGGATTTTTAGCAGATATTGCAATGTCATCATAGACTACTGTTTGACCAAAGTTAGTATTACTATAATTCGATCCTATAAAATATTTTAAAATAGGTTGTACAGCGTTGCCTGTTTGACTATAGACAAATACCGCGCCCTGTTTATTGTTGTAGTTATATGTAGGTGTACCTGCTACTATGATTTTGCTACCGGTTCTCTTGCTAATACTACTTCCCAGCCCATCGGCGAATTGATTATGAATACCCGAGCTAGTGTAATTGTTAATTTTTTCATAAACAGCCCAATTCTGATCATTACCATATATACTATCAACCCAAAATTTAGTTCCATAGGGTAATTGATAGAGTTGCTTATCAGATGGAAGATTATCAAATTTTGATACCCTTGCGGTTTTAAATTCAAACAATTTGCCAGGAGCAAGTAATTCTGCATTAGTAATTGACGACAATGTACTTGCTACTGTAAATTGGAGTAGACTTGGTACTGTTTGAATAATATATATTCCGTTAACCTGACTGTTAAAATCAACAATGCTAATAATTTGGCCTACAGCCAGTCCGTGCTGTTGGGCAGTTGTAAATGTAATTTGACTTGCAGGTGAACTTATATATACTCCCGTAACGCCTGCAGGATTATATGTATATCTATAGATATCCCAGTCACCGTTTTGTGTAAATCCTAACCATATTATATCACCATTTTTTATTTGTGTGTTATTAGCAATATCTAACAGGCTATTTTCATTGTATGCAGTGGCAGTTACATCATCTGTTCGTACATAACCCGAATGGGTTAGTATCAATGTACTTTGATCAGAAGTAGATTCAAAAGTTGTATTAGGTGAATAATTGTTGGGTGCAATTGTAAGATCGTTAGGGGTATTATATTGTATTAAACTATTGGCAGCAGTATTGGGTATTTGATCAACAAAATTGATAATTTGAGGATTTTCAAAAAATGTTCCCTCAACCAACGGAACTTCTAATTCTTCATATGTTGTATATGAACCATACTCACCTATTCTAAATGCCCATTCTTCATTATAGCTAACTTGACCTTTTAAATTGTTTATAGTAGCTTTGGTCAACGCACTAATGGAATTTTTAGTTCCCTTTTGTTTAATAAATCCTTGATAGAATTTATATTGTGCAATCGGATCTGTAAATATATTGTTCAAATATACACGAGGTGTATATCCTGTAAGATGTTGGGCCATTTTTTCTTGGCCGGCATCAAAATTATCAATATCTAAACTGTAAAAATCACCAAACTGACTAATCTTATAATCAAAGTTAGGTACTAGGCCAGGTGTTGGTTTTTTAGTTAGTGTATTCCAATTATTAAAATTAAAATATTTACTAGGGTCAATATTTTTAATTGCCGAATAATAATTACCGCTATAATAAACTACACTACCAGCCAAATATTTTGTATTAGGCGTCCAGTTAACCACTGAAACATTATCATATACAAACCCAGGACTAAAGAAATCTCCATTCCACCCGTCGGTTTTGAACCCCAACAATTTCATACGCATCTGCCGACTTCCAGTTTGTATATCATATATAATATCACCAAAATCGTCAACATTATTAAAGACCATACCGTGTTGTTTTTGTATGCAATTTAATCTGGCAAAATAAATTCCGTCTGTGTTAGGCAATGTGGCAATAGTACAAACCCCATTGTTCCTTGAAATATTTAGATCTCTTTGCGGATAAGGACTACCATCCGCTTTAAAAATACTGTAATCATAAAATCCATCGAATAAATTATCTACAACTGAATCAAAGGATTGATAGTTTATTTGATTAGAAAAAGGACTTAATGTTAAAATACTACCATTACTCCAATTTTGAGTTGTCCAGTATAAAAATTCACAGCCAGTTAATCCCCAATCAAGGACAACTCCTAAATCTTTATTGTATTCATTAAAAATAAATCCTTGATCAACTATCCATTGCCCATATCCTATAATTAGATCATAGACTTCTTGAATACTTGAGTATGTGGTTCCATATGGAACCTGTACAGACTTTTTATCAAAACTATCAGCAATTTGTACTGTAGCCCCACCAGTACTAGGTAGAGATGATAGTATTTGATAATACTTAGTATTAAAATTATTTTCAGCCTTATGTGCAACTGTTACCATATAATATTGATTATTATAAAATACTATTTGACCTTTCTGATAAAAGTTTCCGGCTACTGTAGATTTTGCTGTAGTAACATCTACATCAGTTAATCCATTATTACCAAGTGAGGCACTAGAGGCCCATATAACATACGGTGAAGTTTTACCACCTATAGTAATTGTCTGTGTGCCAACATTCCTAAGACTAGGATAGTATGTAAAATAAGGATTTTGTGTATCATATCCTTTGATAGTATATCCCAATGAAGTTGTTTGTACTATAATTCCAGATATACTTACTGATCTTATAGGATTACTAACATCTAAAATTAATTGATAATTTTGTGAAGGCAATATAGATCCGGGATCTGTACTTGTGGGATTGTAGGCATCTATAATAACTTGTAAGGTATTTTTATCAACAAACCCACCAACCTTATAAAATAAGTTATAGTTAACATAATTTAAATCTTGTCTAAGTTCAGCAATATAATTTGTAGTTCTTTGTTGTCCTATTTCAGATACTAATACACTATATCCGCTGGTTAAACTATTATTTTCACCAGATATATAAAGATTGTTTAACTGTAAAAATGTTTTGTCAGTACCATAAGTCCATTGGCCTGCAATGTTTTGATTCATGCGACTTGTATCATACATCAATGATGCATAAGTTGCAGGAATAGCTAATGCCAATATTTTTTGTACTGTGTAGGGCCATAGGCTGCTTCTACGCCAAGCTGTTTCTGCCGGACCTTGATCTCCTGTTACCCAATATTCTTTTATTAAGGTTCCATTAATTGTAGGATTAAAAATTTCAACAGGATTTTTTAAATTACCCATTCCATTAACTGGTATGATAGTTGACAATCCGGGACGAGCATATAGTGGATTGGTCTTACCAGTGCCTGCTATATAACCGTTTTGTAGGTCAATCCATAGTCGAGTATTACTTTGACCATAATGGTTGCCATAGGTAGCAATCCACCAACTAGGTTGTTCGGTAAATCCTAGCATTTCCCAAGGATTAGTATGTGGGCGATCAGTATCATAGAAATATTTGTAGACACTACGCCAGTGCCCAGATAATTCAGTACCACCTGCAATATAACTTCCAGTATAATTCCAAGTAAAAGAATTATGAAAATCAAACTCAGGACGACTACCATAATCAATATTATAATTACCTGTCCATTTAATAAAATCTTGTGATAATATTTTAGTAATTTCTGTTGAGGACTAATTTGTATTTCTATATGCGCCAGGAATTACACTGTTGATATCTAGTAGCTCTGGACGGAATTGTACTTTAATGTTATTATAAATTCTCTTTTCTAACTCGAGAATAATAGCATCTCGATAGTCGTTATAGGCCGGCATAATACTACCATCATGTCCTTGTATAACATTAACAGGAGTGATATAAGTAGAGTCTTGATAAATTTTAGGAACAAACGCAGGATACAATCCTAACTTTGTAGGAGTTGGAGGGATGTACGCACCTTCTGTATTTGTAAAATCATTAACAACTAAAATGTCGCCGATGTTTAAACTTTTTAATATATTGACACAAGATATGTCTACATTAAAATTATAGTCAATACCGTAAATTAATTGTGTACCGTTGAGATATACCAATACAGATCTCAGGCTTAATTTATTAAGATCAAATTCAGTAGTCAACGGATATAAAATATTTCTAGGATCTGTAACTGTAAATTTTCTTTGAATTTCTGGGTTACCATAGGCTAACATATCTGATAGATAGTAAGGGCTATGACTTCCGTTATTTTGATTTATTGTAATTAGTATTTCATCAACTGCGGAAACAGGATTTAATCGATCAAACGGAGTGTTTGGAGGAGCTATGCTATTTAAAAATGTTAGTTTAAATTGATTGTATTGATCTCCGACCTTGGTTATAGCATCTATTACACTATGTTCTTTTTTGCCTACAAACATTTGTGCAAATGCAATAGGGTTGGCATTTGAAATTAACTTAGTGCCATAGACTGTTAAGTCTCCGAAGTCCCGTAAATTACTAGATAATCCATTAGATGTTTTTATATACCCAGGAACTCGAGAAGATATTGTTTGAGTATGTTCAAATAATTCACTAACTGTAAACTGTTCGATCGTAGAGTTTAATGGGTTGTTAGTTAGACTTAAAGGTTCTTGATAATACTTTGTTCCGTTAGATGAAGATAATAAAGGGATAGGATAATCAACTCCCTGTTTCCAAGAATTTTCATAAACCGGGCCAGTTAAAGTATTTTTCTTACAATATGTTATATTAGTAGAAATTTCTGATGTAGTCAGATCTGAATAAGAAATAATAATTTTACTATTTGACAAATAATTAGAGAATAGAAAACTGCCTACTGCGTTAATGTTTTTGTATGATAAGGGAAATCCAAGATATGGATCAATTGTTCCGGTTCCCGATTGATATCCAAATATTTGATTACCTTTAAAATTACAAAGATAATAATTTTTATCCGAATAACTATTTTTATTTTTATCATAAAGATCAAACAACGGTGCTTGATTTAATACTGTTCGTTGTTGTGCATATTGCCATTGCTCGCCATCATACCACCAACTTGTTCCGCCATTGATTTTTCCATCAATTATCAACAATGACGAATTTACTGGAGGAATATGATCATGTGTAGGATTTAAAGTTAATGTTATTGCCCCACCAACTTGAACAAAATCTACTTCATAGATTTTTCCTCTAACATCTGGATTTGTGTCAGCATTAAAAATAATACGATGTCCAGGTGATAAAGATACACCATCTATCATTGTAGCAGTTGATATAGAATTTACAGCAGAAGTAGAGCCGTTTATTGTTAAGAATGCATTAGTTGATGTGGTATCAAATATATCAACTGGTTGAATACTATTAGATCCAAAATTTAATAATTGTAGTCCTGACTCAAACTCTACAATAGGTCTTTGTGCTCTACGGTCTGCAGGGTAAACAGGTATTTTTCCGTTAAGCTCGGCGCTAATTTTAATTACATCCTCATGCACCCAACGATTATATCGACTCCAGGGATTTAAATCTAGACTGGCTCTATTGATAGTAACATATTCAGCATTTACTGGAGATGGTCGATCATCATCAAAAGAGTAATCATCAAACGGTTCATCATCAAATCCGTTAGGTTGAGGCATTGCAATATTGTCAACTGTAAGTAAATTTTGATAAGGAACCAGAACAATTGATTGACCAACTCCTTCTACAAAAAATTCTTTGTTATGATATTTTTCTTCAATACCTATTCCACCGAATGTAATTAACATTCCATTACTCAATGAAGTTGTAGTATTACCAACCCAAACTGTTGCAGTTGATTGGCCAATAATTGTAGATTCAATATTTAAAGTAGAGGTAGTGACTTCAATTACTTGAGGGCCATTTGTTAACCAAAAGTAATCTTGATAATTTGCTAATTTATCCCAGTCAACATGAGGATTGTATGCATAAGTTTTTGATCTAAAAAGTCTATCAAGATTATTGTTAAATCCGCCTTTGACCGCAATCTCATTGATTAAATCATCATAGCCTTGAACAGATTGTATATTGCCTGTACTATCGTTGGTTACTAGTGCCGGATCCAAATCGTAGACATTACCCGGTATATATACATCACTGGTAGAATTATAAGTTGCAGTCTGTGTTGACCCAATATAACCATCAAGGCGTTTTAATTGAGCAGGCTGTATTAGTTGGTCAATAGTACTGGCTAAGAATTTGGTATTTTTATCTGTTTGTAAAACTACCGGTAATAAATTTACTGAATTAATTTTAGAAGTTGCCATTTTATTATCCGGCGTTAGTTACAATAAATGTTGTGTTTAGCTGTGAAGCAGTTACAGCATCAATAACTTCAATATCTGCGGCAGTTGTACCACTAACAAAAATTTCATTATCTTGACAATTTATTTCATATAAACTTCCAAAACTATTAATAGTAGGTACTAATATAAAATTTGTTATATCGGGAGTTAGCAAATTCATTACATAGGTTGATAGTTCACTAAAATAAAAACTTTGCCCAAAGTCCCAATTTTCTAATGCAAAAAATGAATTGATTGCAGATAGTGCTCTCGAAATTATACTATTATGGCTAGCGGTACTTGAAGGATTAATTACTGCTTTAAATTTTGCCTGTAATTTAATATCTGCTGTAGAACCAAATAGTACTTTGTAAGTCACTGGTTGATAAACTATTTCATCACTGATAGTTTTTATAGGATTTAAATTTCTTGAATAATTATTTTCCAAACTTTGACTAGTAGGTGGTAACGGTTTTGTTCCCGATTTAGTTAACAACCAATTTCTAAATGCAGTATCATAGTCAGCTGTTAGCATATAGATATCAATAATATTACTCTTGCTAGGATCAATCCTGCGTTCATTTCCGCTATTGTGAAGATAATGAAAACTTAATTCTGCGCGGCCTGGATAGACAATATAATTTGGCTCATATTTAAATTCTGATCCGTTGACACTTTTTACAACATTTGTTGATATAAAATAATAAAGATAATCTGGATCAGGATTACTATTATAATAAGTTAACGCATCCATTTCAGTATCAAACACTATAAATGTAGAATTGTCAACAGGGGTAATAGTCATTCCATCTGAAGAAACTTCATACATTACATAAGACTCAGAGGTCCCAACTGTTGCACTACCTATAATATTATTAAATGCATCGGGGTCAACAATTTGCCCCACTGTTCCAGAATCTTGATGACTATAAAAACTTATTGAAACTTTTGAAGGATTTGTATATCCATCTGCTTCAATAATAGGATTATCAATTTGCCAACTATAGTCTTTACCTAACCCTTGAGATGTTGAATTGACTCCGGGTAACGGATTCATTGAAAGAACATTTATTTTATCTTTAATAACAGTGTTAGTAGTAAAGTCAAAATTTATATCAGAAGGATCTACATAAAAACCGGTTTGATTTGCACTTTGAAATATAAAATCTGTAATCCTATATCTTACCTTATATTGGTCTCCTGTCCATGTAAATGCCACTAACCAACTAGAATCTTTGTTTGAATTACTTGAATTTCCCTGATATGATATGCTAAAGGGATTTATGAGATCTAAGTTTGTATCTTCAATTATAGTCCATATCCTGGAGTTTGCATTATAAGATAAACCAAAATTTCTTTGTGTTAAACATAGATTAGTAATAGAGTTTTCAAAACTATGCGAAAATGTATTAATAAAAGTTGGAATTATTTCAACCGGAACAGCACCGTTGTCTAATTGATTTCCAAGTATAACTGGGCCGGTTCCATCTGTTAGATTTCCTAGACCATAATTAGCGCCATCACCTATTACTTGTATTACTGTCGACCATATATAATCTGTAGTTTTGCTACTGCGTGTTGGTGTAATTTTTCCATTAGGTAAAAAATATTGTGGCTTATTATTAAGAACAGGAGGTACAAATTTTATTAATGCACCTGCAGAAATATATTTGTATGGTTCATTTACATTAGATCCCACTGATATAGGAGTTGGTGTAAAGACTCCTGCTACAACATTGTTTAACCCAAAATATCCCCTACTTTGCCCAGCCACAGTATTTGTTAATTGCCACCTAGACAAGTATTTTGAAGAATTAAGAATTACTGGTGCAATATTTCTATATGTATCAATATAAAAAGATTTTAGTGTAGGGGAAGCAATAATAGGTTCTAACTGTTCTTTAATAACTGATACTATTTTATTTCTACTAGAAAAAGTAAAACTAAAATTCTTTTCAGTTATATCTTTATAAAGTATACCATCTGTAGCAAAAATATTTGTAGAACTGTATTTTCCACTAACATCACTAAGTTCAAAATATTTACTAATACCACTACTCACTCTGTTAGTACTTTTAACTTTAAGTACATTACTTGTATAAGTCAACGGGGCTATGTTATAATCTTCCCCAGTGACCATACGATTTTGTGTATAGTATGCCTGAGGAGCATTTTGTTGTATAAGAGCATTAGACTCTGCAGCCGCACTGTTACTGACTGTATACTGTAATCCTAGAGTAATAGTTAATGTTTGATTTTGACCAGATTGATTAACATACGGAATATTAATAACAATTCCGCTCATTTGTTCAGGTTTAATTGCATAGGTAAGACCATTACTTTGTCGGTAATATAAATTAAAATTACCTTTAGGTAAATTACCAAAACTACCATCTGCAAAAGTCAAATCAATTTGATCTTGATCTCTAGAACTTACACTATAAAAATTCCTTATGTTTGATGCAATACTATTATAGATAACATTATTACCAACTATCGCAGGTACTTGTGCCCAAGGAGTAGTAGGATAACTACCATTGGTGTTAAGTTGCCACAACCAAACATCGGTATTATTAATACCGCTAATATCAATTCCAATAATTTCATTGGCCACAGGATTTGTAATACTAAAATGAGATATTCCTAATGTGCCTTGTTTGAACAATGCAAAGAATCCTGTACCAGCACTACCAGAACCTTGATTATCATTTTGGTACAGTAAACTTACAGAACTTGCAGGACTAGGAGGAGATTCATATATGTAGCTTTGACCTTTAAATGTAGCAGGAACAATTTCAAATGTCATACTAGTACCATTTATATTGTTGCTAAAACTATATATAGGAACATCAGTGTTTGAGCTATTAATCAAATATTGTTGTGTACTAATTCCGTTAATTACGCCTTGATCATTAGGTTTACCAAACATCATTGGTGCTGGCATTGCAGAATTAATAATACTAAAAAATTGATTATACCAATTAGTATTTGTTGGATCGTTCCAAGAAATAGTAGTACCGGCTAGATTAACACCTGTAGAATCAGTAACTGAATCTGTAGTAGCAATTGCTGTTATTTTTAGTAATCCACTAGCAGGAATATTACGCTTGGGAACATAGCTAATTAATTGTGCTAATCGTAGTATACTGTCTCTACGCTGTGCAGTTTCTAAGAAATTTTCACGAGCATTTAAATCAATACGAAAACTTAAATTCTGTCCTAGATATGCTATCAGATCAACAAGTGCAATATATTCACTACTGTCAATAAAGTCATTAAAATCTTCGGGATAATTTTCTTGTAGATATGAAATTAAAATTCTACGAATTGTTTCATAGTCATAACTTTGAAAATCGGCATTACGAAAACTTTGGTAGATTTTTTTCCAATCTTCTGTGATTAGCAATTGTGTAGGTGTTGATGGGATAGTCATAATTTTAATTCTATACCGTATTTATTGGTGTAATAAACCATGTATATTATTGTACCGTAAGTCCGGCATTTTGATCAAAAGTCAATATCATATTACTAGATTGATCAGTTCCTGTTAG